CCATAATTAGAAATAGATTTGTTTACAGTTTACCCTGCTTCGAGGGCTGTGACTTTTGCTGATAATTCTTTTATTGCATTTATCAAAACAGGTACTATTCTTTCATATTTCATACCATAGGAACCACTGGAGTTGACAGAAGAAATAAGCATATTTTCTTTTGTATCTGCGTAACCAAATTCTTTTTCAATTTCTAATTCTTCTTGTGCAATCAAACCTAATTCTAATTGTGATGCTTTTTTAGATCCATCAGGAGTTCCATTCTCATACCAATCTCTATTATCCCAACGATATGTAACAGGTCTCATTTTGTTTATCCAATCTAACCCGAATTTAAAATCTTCAATGTCTGTTTTATCTCTTCTATCTGATCCAGTAGTAAAGGCAACTTTAACATGTGCAGCAGTTATACTGTTATTTCCTAGACAAATAACATTACTGGCAGTAGTTATTTCACCTGATGGTGCACTACCTCTTCCAGCATTAAAACCCAAAAGAAGATTATTAACGCCTGTTGTTACATCAGCACCAGCTTGTACACCTATACCAGTGTTTAAACCATTTCCAGTTGTGACATCTGCTAATGCAGATACACCTACTGCTGTATTGTTGGCTGATGTTGTAGCAGCCATAAGACTAAAATTACCAACGGCTACATTACTAGCACCAGTGGTAATACTTGCTCCAGCAGATTTACCTATCCCTGTACAATGATTAGCTGTTGTTAAATCTTGTAATGCAAAAGTTCCAACAGCGTTATTACTATGACCACTTTGACAAAATTTAAGGGCTTCTGCTCCAACAGCAGTGTTACCACTTGCAGTTGTGTTATCAGCCAAAGCATTTTCTCCAACAGCAGTGTTTTGACTACCAGTTTCGTTTGCTTCTAATGCCACATAACCCACTGCAACATTTTTTTCGCCTGTTGTATTAAGTGCTAATGTAGACGAACCTACACCCGTATTTTTTTCACCAGAAGTATTTGCGGATAATGAATTAAATCCCACCGCTACATGATTATTCGAGGTGGTGACAGCATCTAAAGCTAAAGAACCCACAGCAACATTGTTAACTCCAGTCTGGTTTGCAGTTAAAGCAAGAAAACCTACTGCTGTATTGTTAAGTGCTGATTGATTTTGTGCTAAAGCTGATACTCCAACTGCTGTATTTTGCGCCCCCGTGGTATTATCATGTAGTGATCTCCAACCCACAGCTACGTTATTAGCTGCCGTTGTATTAGCTTCCAAAGATTCAGCACCCACAGCAGTGTTAAAACCCCCCGAAGTGTTTGCATCTAAGGCTAAAGCACCAACGGCTGTGTTACTAGAAGCTGTATTATTTTCTAAAGCCTCAGTTCCGACTGCTGTGTTATTACTGCCAGTTTGGTTATCTGTTAAAGCATTATAACCAATAGCAACATTATAATTTCCAGTTGTATTAGCATCTAAAGCAACTCCTCCAACAGCAGTATTTTGTGTGCCAGTTGTGTTTTGATCCATCGCTTCATAACCTATTGCAGTGTTATTTGAAGCTGTAGTATTTGCTGATAAAGAACCACTACCCAAAGCAGTGTTATTCGCACCTGTTGAATTTTGAGTTAAGGCAACATTACCTATTGCTGTATTGTTATTCGCAGTAGTATTAGCATCTAAAGCAAAAGCACCAACAGCTACGTTATTTGATCCTGATGTATTTACTCTTAAAGCATCATTTCCAACAGCTGTATTAAAATCTGCCGTAGTGTTATCTCCTAATGCCGCACTACCACAAGCTGTATTTCCTGCACCTGTCGAGTTATCAGTTAAAGCTAAAGATCCGACTGCTGTATTGTTATTTGGTGTAGTGCTATTATCAAGAGCAAAACTTCCAATAGCTAAATTGTTTGATCCAGAAGTTAATTTTGTTAAACACTCTTTACCTATTGCTGTATTATTTTGACCAGTAACAGCAGCATCTAAAGCACCTTCTCCAAGAACAGTGTTACCAGCAACAGAGTTTGCTCCTTTACCTATATTTATTGAATTTATGGTTGCGTCTGTCGTTCCAGTGATAGCTCCTGTTACATTAATGCCAGAACTTATAGCTTTAAATATAGTTCCAAAACTACCACTGTTATTGTTTTGTATTACAAACTCACCACCATCGGTTAATATTCTATAATCTGGGTTTGCGTTGGTTTCTGTAAGATTTAAGATAGGAGTTGCACTTGATATTGTTATATCTCCTGTAAAAGTAGATGTACCTGCACTGTCTATTGTTAATCTTGTCGTAGGATCAGAAGCACCATCAGCCGTTGTGCTAAATACTAAACGACCTGGTGTATCGTTATTTCCAGGAGTTCCATCTATTTGTGCAATTATACTAGCAGCGTGATTAGTTAGATCATTTCCATCAGCACCACTGAAACGTATTTGTCCTAACGTATCTCCATCTTGAACTATTGTTGTTGCACCTAATGCTGTACCTCTAGTTTTACCAAAATTCAATGAACCTCCATTATTATTAGCAGAGTTTCTTAGGATAGAAATTCCAGCAGCAGAGTCTAATGCTTCAATCTGAGAACGAGTAGTTATATTAGCAACTGTTCTTGAACTAGACGCTCCAACAAGCAAACGCTGTGAACTATCAACTCTTAATGCTTCATTACCACCAGTCTCAACAGAAACAGTATTAGCAGCAGGGAAACTTACAAAAGTATCTGTATCACCAGCATGAATTATCTTATCTGCAATGGTCAGATCACTTGTAGATGTTATAGCTCCTGTAACAGCTAATGTACCAGTTATATCAACACCAGTATCAGCAGTTAACCTTGTTGTTCCTCCAGCAGCCAGGCTGACAGTATTCGTACCACCAAATATTCCACTATCACTATCTCCAAAATGTATAGAAGGTGCAGAGTTACTACCAGCAGTAGCTGCTAAAACTCCTGTTAAAGTACCACCAGCCAATGCAAGATAAGTGCTGTTTGATGTGGAGCGTTCTGCAACCGTCACTGCATTTAAGCCAGCAGGAGTTACAACCCTATCTGTAGCTGTTCCAGTTGTAGTCTCACTATTGGTAGCAAGTTCCGATATACCTGAAACAGTAGTGCTGGCAGTAGGTGTTGATAAACTTCCAGGTCCAAATATCTTTACAACACTATTATCACTGGCTCGCATAAAGCCACCAATACTATTTATATTGGCATTTACCGCCAACTCTCCAACTTCAGGAAGATCAGATGTCGTAGGAACTCTATCCTGTACAACACTGTTTTTTAATTTAATTCTTAAGGCCATAGCTTATACAAGCATAAAAATCGCCCATATACATGGGATAACTTTATATTACCTTACTAAAAAGTTCCTGCTGCTATAACTTGAACATTTGCAAACTGTCCAGCAGATGAAAACTGTAAAATATTACCTTCAACAGGACTATTAATAGTTACATCTGATAAGTCATTTAGACTTGAAACACTTCCAGGGCCAGACAAAGTATCAATCCTATCCCAGTTATCAGCACCAACGCATAAGCACCAATCCCCTGCATCAAATGATGTAGAAGGAACAACAGCAGTACCATTACCAGGTGTAACGCATACAAAATATGCACCTGTAAGTGTATTAGTACCTGCTGGTATTGCATTACCAACAGTAAAACCTGCTGATGTACCAAAAGCAGTCAAGGTAACAATTGTTCCATTTGAAGCATTAAAAGTACCGCAGAATCTTAAGTTCTCTTCTGCTAATCTTCCAAAACCTACAGAGAAAAAACTGTTACCGTTAAATATTCTTAATTGTCCTGTAGATTCCTGTAACCAAAAAACACCAGTTGGAAGGTTAGATATATCAGGCGATGCTTCCTGTATGAAACCAGTGGACAGGTTAGCAAGCTTATCCATTGTTATGGAATCATTAGCAAGAAAGTTAGTTCCAAACGTACCAGTTGTAATCTTAGCTGTGGCTAAATCAGGAATATCAGAAGCAACTAAACTTGTGCCAGCAGTAACAAAACCTTGGTTATTTACTGTTACTTTTGCATGTGTGCCAGCAGTTACTCCTGAAGTTGCAATAGATAAAACTCCATTACCATCAACAGCTAAAGGTGCGGAACTATTAGGAATTGACACTCCACCAATATTGCCTGTTGTAGCTACTGGTAAATCAGAAGCAGAAAGAGCAACAGAACCTGTAATCAATCCTTGATTATTAAATGTAATTCCAGATCTGGTCGTACCAGTAATACTGTTGTTTATAGATATTGCACCTAAATTATTAACAGACAAACCACCTGACGATGGAACGCTTACTGCACCAACCGCAGAAGTTGTAGCTTCAGGTAAATCACTTGCAACTAATGCTGCTGTAGCTGTTATAAGTCCTTCACCGTTATATGTAATACCATTTCTTGAAGATGCTCCACCAGTTACTGCATTATTTATTCCTAAATTACCTGATGCTACATTTAATGATCTATCAAGATTTGAAGTGTTTAACTTAGCTGCTGTAACAGATCCATCAGTAAGTTTTGCACCTGAGACACCTGAGATTTTACCGTCAGTAACAGCAGAGTTAGCAATAGCAGCAGTATCAACAGCATTATCAGCTAATTCACTT